ATTACACCACTTCCTCCAAACAGAGTGTTTCTGATATCCATTCGTTGTCTGGTTTGTTTGAGTGCGGCAGAACCTAAAGAACTTAATATTCCTTGATTCTTCAATTCTTGTTTGTATATTTGTGAAAATTTTGTTGCCATTTATTTTCTACTTTTTCTTGCTAGTTGTTGTTGTTTTAGCTTCTCGTTTTCTTCATCAATAAACTGAAGCAGCATAGTTACATAAACATTTCTTTCCCAAGGCATCATATCATTCAACTCACTCAAAGAATATTTGTGATGTTGCATAAGAGCAAAATTGGTTTGGAAATGGTTAGATAAACTCTCATAACGAAACATCATCCGAAAAAACTTTGGATGCCTTCAATCTCAATATTTTCTTCATAATTACATTTATTACATTTAAAATCAACTTTTTTTGTTAACTTTGGAATGTCCTCAAAGAATTTTTGAATCATACCAAATTGTTCTTTTGTTAAACTATCAACAAAATCCATCAATTCTTCTTTTGGTGTATCTTTTGCATAATACATGTTTTCTTCATCATAAATGTAGTCAATTGAAGATATGACTGTTTGTGAAACAAACTCGGCAGGACTTAAATCTTTTTCAGCTGACATTGATTCTATTGCTTTGAATGTTGGATATTTTAAAACTACACCCAATTTTGGAGTTAATTGAATTTTGCTGTTGATTTCATTAATTTGTGGTTTAACTTCCAATGCATTAAAAGATAATTTAATTAAGTTACCACACTTGTGAGTTTTATCATCTTCGGAACCTGGAATATCATTGTTACATTTATACTGTAAATCAATAATCTCACCTACGGAACGAGCTCTCAAGTTTAAGAACAGATATTCAAAATCTAAAATAGGTAAATCTTCAATATCAATATCTGATAACAAACAGTTTCTCATAATTTGTTTGATACCCAAGACAACAGAATTTTCATCTTCTGATTCCATGGCCATCAACAATATCTTTTCTTCTTTGACCAAAAATGGTCTGAACTGTACTTTCCTTTTTAGAAGCGGTAGTTCTAGTTCATATAACGGTGTATCAATCTTAGGTAACATTCTATCTCCATTTTAAATTAAAATCTATTTCCAAAAAGTGAGGATGCTGCAAAGGAACCAAATATGGATGCAGCTGCCTCTTTCAAATCATAAGTGCCTTCGTAAATTGTTCTATATTTTTGATAAGCAAATTGAACACTTAGTCTGTGGAAATTATCGTCAGACCAAGATAGTGGTTGTGCGGCAATTGATACTGGAAAAGCATCAATCAATTCTACCGCATAAATTTGTTTAATAAAGTCATCATACTGAATAATTTTAATGTTTGTCAGATATCTAGATTCTTCGTCTTTTGGATATCTTAAATTATTTGTATCGGTTGGCATAATAGCTTCCATCCAACGATCAAATAATTTTCTTTCATAGAACTCATTCGTACACATAAATGTCAATGTTGTTTCTGTGTATTGTGTTTGAAATGGAACTTTGAATGTTGGTCCATAAATCTTAACGTCTGTTGTGCCTAATGCTTTTGATGGTAATTCAGCTGCTTCACATTGCATTGAGAGGTAACGTGTGATTGAAGCATTGGAAGACTTCGAATAACCTGATGGTGATTGTCCACCAAATGAAGATGACAATATCTCACTCACATCAGTAGCAATTGTATTTGGCAGATTGAGGATTTTTTCTAGTAAACCAGTTTCGATAAAGTCGCCAATGTACTTTGGTATTGGTAGAATTACCTGAAAACGATTTGGTCTAGCGAGACCATCCTTTGCCTTAATATTAGACAAGAATAAATTTGGAGCGAATGACATTAGAATTTCTTTCTTGAATCGGAATATACTTTGTTTGTAGAAGCTCCAACAAAACTTTCCATTGGCAATAATGCAGCAATGTCCCATTCACCTGCTGAAATTTCCAGGAATCTTGACTGAACATGGTTAAACAGATATCTCTTAATGCAAGGTTGTGCCTCGAACAATTTAGATGCAGCCTTCAAAGTTTGATACGTTAATCGTAACCTTGTCGATGCGTCATACTTGTTATTATTGGCGTAATCACTTAGTTTATCTAAAAGAATGATGCGTTGCTTTGGGTGAATATAGTGTAGATTCAGCCCTAGAAAACCGTCTTGGTAACGTTCTATTGGTAAAACCAATGGGAACCTGTCGTAATATGGCAACGAATCCTTCGTTTTCGGATCATAAAAGTAAAAGTACATTTTTCCAATAATTGTGCCCTCTCTCAATCTGGTCATGTCATTCATTAACGACTGTTTCGATGGTTTTAAATCCGAAACTTTCGAACGAAGCCAATCACGTGACTTTCGAGTGCGTGGTGTTAATCCCTCTTTTTGCAGGGATGCATTAATTCTATCTATTAAATAAGCCATGCCGTATTTATACTAGATGCCTAGTTCTTTTTCAGTTATGATTTGAAATTGCCACCCATGTTCTCGGCAAAAGATATCAGCAGCTCGCCACTTTTCTTGGTTTACCGCATAGGTTGCCGCTTCTTGGATAAACCTTTGAGTCTTGCGTTTTTGCACTGGCATTTTCGTTTGTGAGTATGGCTTAACCTCCCACAAATACGTCATCACCAGACCGTCTTTCCGCCTGACCTTGACGATGAAATCTGGAAAATAACGATGCATTTTTTGGTCAATCGGACTTCTGTAGGGTATGGGCAACTCCTCAGAACCCCACCAAATTACACCCGGATTATCATCAAGGTATTTCATCACCATCTTTTCCCAACTTGAACGATAAATAATATTGCTTGGATCACCTTTATATTTCTGTGGGTTTTTAGGTTTGAATACACCCTTATAGGTTTGTCTGGTCATGTGGTATAAATAATAAGTAATAACTTGAGGTATATATGGCACTATTCACGCTTACGGACATACAATTCAAATCACAGAACAGGCAATCGACTGCACCACAAAATCTTATATCAAACAAATATAAGACAAACACTTTGCGTTATCCTTTAGATTTAGGTGAACTTGATAAAGGTCATTATATGGTGTTTCATATCAATGAACAAGTACGAACACAATTTCCAGGAGTACCATCCGGAGATGAAGTTACTGCTCACCTTCAACGAAATGATTTGAACAAAGCTAATGGTGTTTCGACAGATGTGGCTGGAGTGATTTCAGAAAACACAAAAGAGCTAAAAGATGCAATTGGCAAAACAGATGCGGCTGCAACTCTGGTCAATAAAACCAATGCAACTGTCGGAGAAGTGGCCAGTGGAGCTGGTAAATTTTTAACTTCAAATTTGGAAAGTTTTAATAAAACTGGATTTAGAACAATAAGAAGAACAACTGATACTATTGCTTTGTATATGCCAGACACATTGGCATTTTCACAATCACAAAATTATCCTGGATTGGAACTTGGTGGTGGGACCTTAGCATTAATTGGAGCTGGAATTTCTGGAATATCTCAATTCATGTCTAGTGATGCCAGCCTAGCGCAAAAAATAGGTGATGGTTTGAAAAATGCCACGCCATTTATTTTAAACGCAATTGCAAATCAGACTGGTCCTGCTGGACGAGCATTGTTTGCTGGATTTACCGGAACAACTGTTAATCCAATGATGGAAGTCATATATTCTTCTCCAGAATTTAGAAGTTTTCGGTTCGACTTTATGTTTTATCCAAGAAATCGTATAGAAGCAAAAGAAGTACGAAACATCATTCAACGAATACAATTTCACCAAGCGCCAGAAGTTTTGGGTAGTAATTCTCCTGGTGGTTTAGGTGGATATTTCTTGGTGCCTCCTTCAGAATTTGACATTGAATTCTATTACAACGGAACAGTTAATCCTAATATACCAAAAGTTTCAACGTGTGTGTTAACAACCATAGATGTTGATTATGCACCAAATGGATTTGCTGCATATGAAGTTTTTGAAGATAATAATACTCCAACTGAAGGTGGAACAGGTATGCCTGTTGGCATTAGAATGGGTTTAGTGTTTAAAGAAACACGTATTATGACAAAACAAGAAATATCTAAACAAAATAAATATGGCCGAAATTTTTACTCACAAGCGGAACAAGTGAGTACAACAAGTTATCACGATGAATAATTTAAACAATCATGGCAAAATATTTTAATTACTTTCCAAAAACATCATACTATTTGTCTGATGATAACACATCATTGGACACTGTGACAAATATAATGTCACGTTTTTCAATTGATGCAACATCAAAAGAAGAATTGACGATGTATTATAAATACGATATTTCTGATGGTGAAACACCAGAAATCATTGCTGATAAGTTGTATGGTTCACCGGAAAAACATTGGATTATTCTTTCGGTGAATAACATTAAGAATCCACAATTTGATTGGCCTTTGCGTTATAATGACTTAACAAAATATATTGATGTTAAATATCGTGGTGCCACCTACGCAAATACTGCAAACACAGGAACAGGATTATCTTGGTCCAAATCTAATATACATTCATACTATATAACTGAAAAACGTGTGATGCCGTCTGGCAGTGACCTAACCGAAACCATTATAATTGATGCTGCAACATTTGCAAATACAAATACAACATCCACTGTTGTCTATACTTTATATGATTCCTCTAATGTTACAATAACTACAACAAAATCTTCAATATCTTATTATGAATATGAGATAGAAGCAAATGAGGAAAAAAGAACAATAGACATTCTTCGACCAGAATTTGCCAAAACTTTTGACCAAGAATTCAGAAATACTATTGCCTAATGTCAGAATTAAATATTTTAGAAACAACACAATATGTTATCACCGAATTAACTTTGGTGACTAAAATTGGTTATGTAGATATCAAAGATAAATTTGAAGAAATAAACATTTTTGATTCAATTTTAAACCATACGATGAGTGGAAACATTCTGATTCGTGATGCCGTTGGATTGTCGGAACAATTAGTATTCGATGGTTCGGAAGTATTGTTGATTAAAATTGGTAAAGATGAAGATGATCTAATGATACAAAAATCATTTCGAGTATATAAACAATCTAACAGAGTAGCTGTTAATCAAACAAGTGAGATGTATGCGTTACACTTTGTTTCAGATGAACACATCTTTTCGTTGCAACAAAAAGTACAACACTATTATAACTTGACATATTCTGAAGCTGCTGTTAAAATTATGAATGATTATTTGGGTATCAAAAAAATTGGAATATATTCGTCTTCTGTAGGTGTAAGAAACATTGTTGTGCCAGCTTTAGAACCATTGGTTGCTCTACAATGGCTTGCAACCCGTGCAGTTGATGATAATCAATCACCAGGTTTCTTATTTTTTGAAAATAGAATGGGTTTCAATTTTACCAATTTGTCAACATTATTTTCTTTTTCAAGTTTAACAAAAGTTAATTTTAGTGTAAAGAATATTTCAGATAACATATCGGAAGAGTTTACTGGTGCTAGAAGTTTTGAAGTTATCACACAAAACGACTTTATACGAAATACTAAATCTGGTGTTTATGCTGGAAAAATGATTGCATTTGATCCATTAACAGGAACCGTGCAAGAAAACAATCACACATTCAAAGAGATGTGGGATAATGGTGAACATGCAAATGAAGCACCAAATGTTTCTTTGATAAGAAATAGAGCTGGCACATTCCAAACAGAAATGTATAATTCTAGAGTTGTAAGTTATCTATCATTTGCAAATAGAAAAAACAGTGATTACATTAAAGAAAATGATCCAACGTCAGCATCATTGGATGATGATACAGAGAATTACATCTTTCAACGAGAAGCTATATTCCAAAATTTATTTTCCAAACGTGTTAAATTCGTTTTACCTGGAAACTTTAAAATTACATCTGGTTTTTGTGTTGATTTAGATGTACCAAAGAGGAGTGTTTTGATTGATGAAGAAAATCCATTTGATTCAACATTGCATGGTAAATATTTAATTATTGCAACAAGACACATTATTAAGCCAAATATACATGAAGTTGTCGTTGAAGCAGTAACGGATTCTTCAAATTATATTGGTAAAGATAACAAAACAGTTTTCACTAGTACAACAGAACAA